AGCCCCTCGGTTTCGCCCCGCTGCAGCCAAACGTCGGCGGCCTGCCCCACTGTCAGGCTTGTGCTGTCCGGCGTATGAACGCCCTGCTTAACCTCATGCTGCGCCGTCGTGGCCCACGCTTCGGCCTCTTTCTTGCGGTCGAACGTCTTGAGCCGGCGCTTGCCGTTCTGGTCCTTGTAATCCACCACCCAGGCGGTCTTTTGCTCGCCCTTGCGCGTGGTCCAGCTACGTTTGCGGATGGCCATTGCAGTGTCCCCATCGGCTGCGAATGGCCAGACTATGTTGCATTATATTCCCGGTGTCAAACACCTCCGAGCGCGCGCCCGCCGGTTCGTAACCGTCCACTTGCACTGCTCACTGCAGTATCGGGCGTCGGCTCGGCGGTCCAACGGTATCGGCCCGCCGCACTCCTGGCACTGCCGCCCGGCTTTGGCCTGTCGCCGTTCGGCCTTTGCGGCCTCATACTTTTCCTCGGCGTGGTCCGCCTGCCAGCACTCGTGGCAACAATAGAGCGCGCGCAGCGACTTCGCGGGTGAGATAGGTCCGCCGCAGAACCGGCAGTGCCGACCTTCACGGGTCGCGTGCCGTCGCTGTCGCCGCCGGGCGGTGTCCGCCTTTTGCTTGCACGCCGGAGTACAGAAACGTCGCCGCCCGTGCCAGCCGTCCCAAGGCAGCGCGCCGCCGCACCAATCGCACCAGTCGTCGTCGTCGGGTAGGTCAGACAGATGCACCGCGCCGCTCCCGCCGTCGCTTCACGGCCGCGTATCCCGAACACCGCTGGCTGCAATATTGTTGGTCGGGCTTGGACGGGTTAGACGGCTTGAACTTGCCGCCGCAGTGCGCGCATCGCCGCTCGGGTTGCTTGGCACGCCACGCCGCAGCCCACGCGCGCTGGCGCGCTTGCTTGACTTTCTTTTCGTCCCGGCTTTCCCGGTCAACGCGGTCCGCGTCCCGGCACGAAACGCTGCAATACCGGCGTTGCGCGCCGTCGTCTGGCAGCACCTTTCGGCAACGCCGGCAGTGCGTCGGCTCACCCGCGCGCACGCTCTCTTGCGTGTATTCCGGCTGCGCCATGTAGGTCGGCGGGCGCTTGGCGCCTATCAGGTCCAGCGCGGCTTGCACCAGCTTGTGCGCCTCAGTGTCCGCGTCGTGCCACTCCCAGCCGTCGAGGCACAGCTTGGCGCGGATTGCGTGCCGGCACGCCGCCTCGTACTGGAACGGGCTGGCGTCGTACAGCTTCAACACGTCCGCCACCTTGCGGACCCGCTCGTGCCGGGCCGCTTGGTCGCCACGCCGCTTATGGCGGTGGCGAGCGGACACACCTAGCCCTCGCTCGGGATACCAGCGAACTTAGCGGCGGCGGACACTTGTTCGTCGGTCAGCCCGTTTTCCTTGGCCGCGTTCAACGCCTCGACAACGCCTTGCATCGCCCGCGCACGCTGGCCGGCGTCGTAAGCCTGCAGCGGCCGCATAACGTCAATCGACACATCCGCGCCCAGCTTCGCCGTCGCCTCTTGTGCGATAAGCGCCGCGATCGGTGCGAGGGTCCACTGCGCAAGGTGCCGCTGGGCTTCCCGAACGCCGTTGCCGGTCGCCTTCGGATCCAGTAGCGCCGGCAGCACGCCGAACGTGTGCAGGATGGCCGCTCGGGCTTGTTCCAGATGCTCGGCGGTCATGGCGCGCTGCAGGTCCGGCGACAGGCTCTCCGGGCGCCAATCGGACTGCGGCGCCGGTCCGCCGGCTGCCGTGACGGCCGTGCTCTCGCGTAGCAGGACGCGCCCGCGCTTGCCTCGGAAGGAACGGGCAAGCTCGTCGCGGTTCGTCTCCGGCGTCTCCGGGTAGGGCGCGACCATGCTGCCGAGCGGGGCGTTTTCGTATGTCTCCTGCAACGCCGACTCCACAGCGTGCAGCAGCCCGGCCGTGAGCTGCGCCCGGCGCAAGGGCGGGTGCCCGGCCCAGGGCGTCACGGCGTCCGCGCCGATGGTGACGTGAAGCACCTCGCCAGCAAGGGCGGTCACACTGCGCCCGCCGCCGGCTTCGGCGATGGTGAGCCGGTAGGCGGTCGGCACGCCGTCACGCGTGGTCACGTCCCAATCGCTTGCGGGCACCAGCCGGTCACGGATTAGCGCGACGAACTCGCCACGAAGGGCCAGCGAACGGGCTGCAATGGCCAGTGAGCGGCCGTCCAGCACCTCGGCGCCCGTCACGTCGGCTTGGCTTAGACCGCCTTCCCACAGGCTCACACAGCCCTGCACAACGCCCGTCAATTCGGCCAGCCCGCGCCGGCCCGCTAGGTAGGACTCGCGCGCCTCCATCACCTGCGCAGTGAAGCCGGTCGCGCTGGCGCGTGTCTCGGGTGCCTTGCGGCGGAAAAGGTTTCGCAGCTTCATTGGGTTTCCTCGCACAACGCTTCCAGCCGCCGGCCGGTGCTCGTCTCGGATACCGCCTGGACTTCCAGGGTCCGCCCGTCGAACCGGATTTCATCGCCCTTGCGCACGTCCGCTGTGGTGGCCGCGGCGAAGGTCCAAATGACTTTCCCGGTACGCTTCGCCGCGATGACCTCATCCGCCTGCGACTTCGGGTAGGCGCGGCCCGCAACGTCGGCGACCTTGTTCCATTCGGTGACGGGGTTGCCGTAAGGGTCGGTCGTCTCGGTCAGCCGCCAAAGCTCGTATGTTCGCGTGAACAAGCCGGCGGTCATCGGTACGCCCTCAAAAGGTCTGCGGCGCCGCTGTAGTGCATGGCACGCGCCGCCCACCCGGAAGGCCGGGCAAAGCTGTAATCGCCGTCTGTGGCGCTGGAAACGCCCGGCACAGCGTCATTCCCGGCTTGGTCCAGGTACTCGGCCAGCCGCTTGCCCGCTTCCTGCACAATCTCCGGCGGGGCGTCGGTGCTGCCGACCGTCGCCGTCACGCGGTAGGTCCGTTCGTCCAGCTCATAGCCGAGCGGCGCCGGGTCCAGCGTCACGGTCTGCCACGCCGAGCCGTCCCAGACCTCGGACGTGTCGATGGTCGCGGGCTGCAGGCGCGGACGCCATACGCCCGCCCCCTGCACAACCCATTCGACCGTGCGTTCGTTCCAGCGGTGCGCAATCCAGCCCTCAAGCCGTTTCCAGACCGCCGACAGCGACACGGTGAAGCTGCCGGGCAACACGGGATAGCTGGACGGCTCGCCTTCGGTTTCCGACAGCACCTCGACCATCAACGCCACCTCCACGCGGCCGGCATAGGCCGGGCCTCGGACGCTCCCGCTTCCCACGACCGCGCCTCGACTTCGGCTTGCGGAAAGGCGGGCTTGGTCACGACCGACAGCTCGTGCAGCTCGGCACGGGTGACGGTGCGTAGCAGCCCGTCGCCGCGTCGCTCGACACGTTCGCCGCCGGACGGGACGCGGAAGCCGGGGGACAAGCCCACCGCTAGACCGGAGCGAATGAGCGCAACCGCGTCCCGCCCATGCGACGTGCCCGCCACCTCGGGGGATAGGCGGGCTTCGAACTGCAGCCCTTCACTGTCGGACCGCAGCTCAAGCGTGCCCGCGCCCGTGCTGGCCAGCGGGCTTTCAAAGCGGTGCTGGCTCAACAGGAACACGTTATCGCGTGGCTCAAGGCTGCGGGGCGCGAACACCTCGGACCGACCGGGCGCAAGCTGGGCCGCTTGGCCGTATGGGAACCGCCCACTTAGGCGGACGGTCCCATCATCTTCGGCCCGGACCTCAAGCGCGCCGTATGCGGCGCCCCTAAGCATTACTGCAGCCCCGTGAGCACCTGCAGTTGCTCGGTCCGGCTAACCGTCACGTCCATCGTGACCAGCCCGGTAAGGCGGACGCCGCCGGAAGCCGCGTCGCTGTACGGGTCGCGGATCATATCGACCGCACCCCAGGTCGCGACGAAGATTGGCGATTGCCCGCCGATGCTGGTGGTCAGCAGCGCGCTCGACTCCGCCGGGCTGCCGGTTGGCGCTGCCAGCGCGTTGCTAGTGAGCGCGACGCTGCCGACGTTGTTGGTCAGCCGGTCATACTCGGTAATTCCCGAGCCGCTGTCGAACACGGTGCCGTCCATCTGGTCCCAGACCTCGGGGCGGATAAGCACCCGAACCGCACTCGGGCTGGACGCCGCGTTGTTGGTCAGGAACGTGGTCACAGCGCCCCGGAACGCCGACCAAGTAGCGGTCGCGCTAATGTCCGTGCTGGTGATGCCGTAGGTGCCCGCGCCGGTAATCACGCCGAGCGGCTGGCCGCTGGAACCGGACCCCAGGAAAACGGCCTCATCCATCTTCGCCTGAATGGCGTTGCGCATATCCCGGCGCACGGCCTGTTCGATGCCCGCCGCCGACTTCATGGACCGGCGGGTAATCTTCATCTGAACGCCGAGATTGTAGTCAGGCTTCAGGCTGCGGTCGGTCGTGGTGAATTGCGTCGGCGCGGCAACGTCGCCCGTCTCGGACGAAGCCCAGCCGGCGGTGACGCTGGACGTGACAACCGGGTATTCGACCTCTCCGGCGCCAACGTTGACCATCGTGGCGCCCATCCGGCCCGCAACGCTGTCGGGGAACAATCGGTCGATAATCGGCCGGGTCGAAACCGGGTCGGGGATGCTGCCGGCGGTCGTCTCGCCAGCGCGCAGCTCAAGCGCCTGGAACGGGACCGGGCACCCGCGATAACCGCCCGCCTGCCGCAGCTCGGCGACAATCTCGGCGGTCGGACCCTCAAGCTGCCGCCCCTCGTCCAGATAGGCGACCGCCTGCCGGACCTCGTAACGGTTCACAAGGTCGGCCCACTCGGACTGTTCGCGGGTTTCCAGCTTGTCTTGAGCCTGCCGGCGCTCGGTATCCTCGGCGACAAGCGCCGCGCGATAGCGGCTTTCGTTCGACCGATACTCGCCGTCCAGCGTGTTCATGCGCTGGACTTGTTCATCGGACGGGCTTTCAGTCGCGGCAAGCTCGGACAGCTCCTGGCGAATCTCGCTTTGCCGCTTCTGAATCTTGGTAGATTCCAGCATGTAAGTCTCCATCGATGGGAACGTGACGCCTCGCGGCGTGGTGTTCGCGGGTATTATGCCTATTTATTTTGCATGTTGGCAACAAGTAACTTCCACTTTTTCCGCTCGGGATTTGGTTCGGGAAGCCCCATTTCTTTACGAGTTTTGACAACGTGGCACCACGGGCACAAACTTTGGACATTCGACAATTCAAACGCCAAGTCGGGCCGCTCGGCGACCGGCTGGATATGGTCAACCTCCAACCGGCCGCGCGTGCCACACTTCACGCATTTGAAGTCGTCCCGCCGAAGCGCCTGCAGCCGCAAGGCTGGCCAGCGACGGTCCCGGTTCGCGTACCGGCTCGGCTTTACGCCCATACCGGCGCCCTCGCTTTGATGTGCGACCGGGCGCGGCGGCGGGCACCTTCGGCCACGGCCAGCACAGCCGCGCTCACAGCGTCGATACGGCCGTTAGAGCGGGCCTTCGCCAGCTTGATATTGTTGGACGGGTCGCGAAGGCACACAGCGTCGGCCAGCGCCGAGCGCATCAACAGGGACGGTGCGCAGGCAATGTCGCCGTCATAGACCGCCCGGCGGAACCGCTCTGCATCTTCGCCGCCATCCTTGAAGCCGAAGCCGCGCCAAGTCGGCTGGACCGTCACGCCCGCCTTGCTCATGCCCTCGGTTAGCTCGGCGGCCTTGTAGCGGTCCGCCAGCAGCGCCGCGATTTGCTCGCCCTGTACCCGCTTCATAACGTGCGCCATGAACGACGCGACCGGCACGGTGCGTTCGCCGAGCGTGGTCAGCTCGCCCCTGTCGGCCATCTCGCTATATCTGGACCCCACGCCGTCGGCCTGTCCCCGATGCAACAGGCTCGGCTCGGACGGGAACGCGCCGACAACCTCAAGCCGCCCGGTGTCGTGCCAGTAGAACGCCGCCGCGCTCATAGACGCCGAGCCGCCCATATCCACGCCGATGCACACGGGACCGGACCGGGGCGGAAGCGGGTCCGCCTCAACGTTCAACCATTCGTCGGTCGTTAGCAGCAGGTCGCGCGTCTCCGCCTGGATACGCTCGTTTCGGTTATACAGCCGGAAGCTGTTGAGCGCGTGCCCGCCCTGGTCGATTGCCCGCTTGGCCGACGCCTCAAGCGCCGACAGCTTCGGACCGACGCCGAAGGTGCTGCCGGGGTTCGCCAGCTTGAGGCTTTCCCGGTCATCCGCCGGCAGACCCGGCGGCGGGCGGAACTCGGCGACGTGCGCGCCGTGCGGCGGTTCGTCTATCCAGCGGGAAAGCGGGTGCTGGTCGTTCGGCGCGCTGGTGCTAATCATCAGCAGCCGACCGCCGCGCTTATCCAGGCTGGTCACAAGGGACTGCTCCAAGTCGTCGCCGCGCCCCTCGGGCCATGCCGCGCGTTCGTCTGCCAGCACCAGCGACGGCGTGGCACCCAACGCCGTTCGGGCGTCTGCGGCAATCGCGGTCAGGGTGTGCGGGCCATCGTCCGCTTCGAACTCCAATTCCAGCCGGGGGGACCGCTTGAAGGTGATACGCTTCTGCAGCTCCTCCGGCAGCGTTTCGGCGAAGCTGGCCGCGTGCTGCCACGCAATCCGCGCCTGGTCCCGGCTTCGGGCCGCAATAATGATTTGCCGTCGCGGTTCTTCGCCCCATGCGCCGACCAAATGCCCGAGCGCAAGCCCGGCAGATAGGGTCGATTTACCGCCGCCGCGTGCGACCGACAGGATGCCGATTTGCGTTTTCTTGGCGAGCGACTTCTTTACCCACTGCCGCTGGAAAGGTGCCAGTTTTACGGGCTTTCCAGCCCTCGGACCCTCGGTTACAGTCAGGCTTTCAAGGAATTGAACGGCTGCTTTAGCATCGCTGGTCATTATTCACCTCGCACAGCGCGAAAAGAAAAGTTGCGGGGCGGTCCTGCCGCCTGCACAGGTTTCGGATATTGGGACCGGACACAGCGTATCGCGTATCGTATCGCGTATCGCGTGACGCCGAGATACGGGGGCGTATCGCGTATCGTGCGTATCCCCGTCCCTTAGGACGGGATACGCGATACGCTACGCTACGGTCGTCATCGGGACGTGACATGCCACCTCTCGCTTTGGTCTTGGTGGACTAGCTGCTTTCGCTTCAGCTTCACGCGGGTCTGGTAGAGGGTTTGCCGCCGAGCGCCGATGCCCACCTGCCGGGCTTGCTCATTCCATTCCTCGGTCGTCAGCCCACCCGAGCCGGCTTCCTCAAGGATGGTCAGCAGGGCGGCTTGATTGGGCGTCAGCCCAGCCCGAGCGTCCGCGACGCCAGCACCCGGCGCCTCGGTCGGCTCGACCACACAGCTTTCAATGTCCCCGCCCTCGACGTCGTAACCGACGTGTACCGGCCTAAGCTCAAACGCCTGCTGCGCCCCATCGGCAAAGTCCTTGGCCAGCTCGACCTTGGCCGTGCACCTGTCGCCCGTCTTGCTCACCTGTATCTGGGCGTCCAGCGCGCCCATAAGGCTGCCGTGCCCTCGGGGGCGTTGGGCGTCGTGCGGCCCGTGGTGGATAATGCAGACCAGACAGTTGAACGCGTCGCGGATAGCGTCCGCCGCTCGGACGTATGCGGACATATCCTCGTCGCTGGACTCGCTGCCGTTTAGGCTGCGGTTCAACGTGTCCAGCACCACCATGCGCGGTTGCGTGTCGCCGAGCTGTTCGCCGAAGCGCCGCACAAGCTCCTGGTGGTCGGCTATCAGATCCACACGTTCCGCCATTAGGTAAAAAGGCGGCTCGGCGTCGGCCGGCAGCTTCTCTTGCCGGAAGGCTTCAACGCGGGCACGAAAGCCCTCGATGCCTTCGAACAGGCAGTAGGCGACCGGCCCGCCGAGCACCTTGCGCCCGCCGTAGTATTCCCAGCCCAGGCAGACGTGCATGGCGATATCCAGCACCCAGAACGTCTTGCCTTGCTTGGGCGGTCCCCAGACCACGGCCAGCCCGGCGCGCGGTAGAAAGCCCTTGACGGTATACGTGATATCGCGGGACGGTCGGATGTTGCCGAACGGCTCAAGCGTGAAGCGGTTGCGCAAGGTCTGGTGCCACCCTTGCTCTTGCGCAATCCGCTCCGCGTCGGCGGTCACGTCCCTAAGCCCGTGCGGTAGATGCAGGGTCATGCGACCTCCATCAAAATGTCCGCCGCGTCCTGGCCTAGCTGGTCAGCCATGACCACGCGGGCGGTCTGAATATGTGCGGGCAGTCCAGCGCGCGCCTTCGACGCCTGCTGCAGC